AGGTGCAGGTACTGCATTTCAACCCTTGGAGTCGAAGAGGACGTTTCATGGTGTAGGATCTACGTCAGCAGGTGCAGGTGCTGCTACAATTGGTATTGAGGTGTCTAATAATGGTACGGACTTTATTGAGGTAGATGAGTTGTCATTGACTTTAGCGACTGCTGACTCGTCAGGTGATCTTTTTTACTTAGACGCTCCTTATAGATATGTTCGAGGTAATGTAAAAACCATTTCAGGTACTGGTGCATCTGTTGACCTTATTATGGGAGTGCAGTGGTAATGAGTTTACCTGTTCCAGATACAGTTAAAGAGAATAGTGGAGAGCTGACCACGGATGAGTCTAGCTTTATACTTGATGCTACTCTTAAGGCAAAGCACCGCAAGGACGCTAGTGTTATTGCCTTTATTGATGCGTTTGTAGCATGTAAGAGTATTTCACAGGCGAGTGTGGAGGCAGGTATTCATCCTAGAGATGGTTATAAAATCCGTCATAGGAGAGACGTGTCCTTGGCCATACAGAAGTTGATCGATAAGAGTGCGATTAAGTATGGGTTCGACAATAGTGAGATATTCGAGCGTGTTAAAGAGGTCGTTGAGTTTGATCCTATAATGGTTCAGAATCCTGATGGTACTTTTAAGAGTAACATGCACGACATACCGCCTGAAGCTCGTAGAAATATAAAGAAGATGAAGGTTAAGAATTTGTATAAGCAGGTTGAAGACATTAATGGAATGAAAGAGAAGTTGATTGTTGGAGAGTTGATTGAGTATGAGTTCTATGACAAGTTGAAAGCGTCTGAGTTAGTAGGTAAAGAGAAAGAGATGTTTAAGAACACTACTAAAGTTGAGCATACTGTTACTAAAGACATGGCATCTATATTGTTGGAGAGTGCTAGGCGAGCTGAAGAGAGACGTAAGCCTGAGATAATCGACATAACACCAAGGAAGAATGATGACGTTTAAACATGTAGGTGTAAGACCTAAACATAAAATAGTGTTAAATGCCGATACGTTCAAGTTGAAAAACTTTGAGTATTTTGAACACTATCCAGACGGTAGTTATAAAATATGGAATAAGAGACTCCTTGCAAGTGGGTGTAATAACTTTACGTTAGGTGATGATAGATATGAAGGGTTGATTTATTGCGAGTATTGTGATGAATACTTTAATGAAAATCAATTTATCGAGGTAGACGCTCATGATTAAAAAGTACATTCGTAAACTTAAGTCCGTAGATGCAATTCAATTTAATGGTGATAATACTCAAGAGCTTGCTGAGTTCGTAAATGACTCTGACGTGTTAAGGTTTAGAAAAGTAGTTAACAGCAGAGAAGTTCTGGGTTTGCTCGATGACTTAGAAGACACTTTAGTAATTAAGAAAAATGACTATCTTATAAAAGACTTGAGGGGAGAGTTCGCTGTATTCGGTCCTGAAGATTTTAAAGATAACTTTATCGAGAACAAATGATGTCTAAGTTTTTTTCAATACTTTCTGAACTAACTAATAAAAACATTCATCATTGTTTTAATTGTCAAGGTAACAACAAGATGTTTTATAATTTAAGTGTTGTTGATCCTAAAGGTAATGTACAATATTTACATTCAAATAACATGGGAGATATGGAGAAAGGTCTGTTGATGTTGTGGGGACATTTAATAGAAACAAAACCTAGTAACCTGCCTCTCCCTCCAAATTTCCCAATGCCGAGGTAATTATGCTTGAGAGTTACGAGGTTGTATTTTTAATATTAGCAGTCATCGTGTTCCTTGGTATTGATGGGATAATGAGATGAGTGTAGATCAAGACATTGAGATATTTAAAAAACTCATTAACGAGAATCGTTACGATTTCTGCAAATTAGCTTATATTATTTTTCCATTCGGTGAGAAAGACACCGATCTTGAAAATATGGCACCTTACGATTGGCAGATGGAAGAGTGGGATAAACTCTCCAGACATCTTTCCAATCCTGAAACAAGATATCAAACTTACCGTCTTGTAATTTCTTCAGGTAACGGATCTGCTAAAACTGCTTTCGGTGCAATGACTATGATAATGCTTTTATTCACTCAGAGGCTGAAAGCACGTATCACTGCTAACACTGACCCTCAGATGAAGCAGATTATATGGCCTGAGTACGACGTATGGTTTAGACGTGCTAGGTACGTTGATCATTTCTTTGAAAAGTTTGGAACATCTATCAAAGCTAAGAACCCTAGTTTAGCTGAGAAGTGGAGGATCGATACCGTCACATGGTCTGAACAATCTCCTGCAGCTATCTCAGGTCTTCACAATAAGGGTGGGGCAGCGGTTTATGTTTTTGAAGAAGCTCCAGGTATTCCTGCAATTATTTGGCAATATGCTTCGGGTGCTTTTACTGAGACTGAGACAATTAAAATTCACATGGCGTTTGGGAACTCGGATGACCCTGAAAGTAAGTTTGAACAAAATATGGCGTCACCTTTATGGACCTCTCGACGTATTGACACTCGTACTCTTTCTCACATTGACCCTAAGCAAATCGAAGCATGGTTAATTGATGCTGGAGGAGATGAGGATCACGATGACTTTAGAGTTCGTGTTAGAGGATTACCACGTAAGTCAGCTAAGGACTCTATTATAAAATTGGAGAGTGTTGAAGCAGCGTTAGCACGTAGGCACACTTTCGATATTGCTAGTGTGAAGAATTTTCCTGTCATTTTATCTTGTGACCCTGCATGGACAGGTGGAGATGAGACAACTATCTGGTATAAGCAAGGACCTTATAAATGTTTACTTGAGAGATATAAACTTAATAAACAACGTGGTGAAACTCATCAGGTCACTTACAATAAACTTTGCTATTGGGAACGTAAGCTTCAAGCCGATGCGGTTCACATTGACCAAGGGGAAGGGACTGCAATATTCACCTTGGCAATGAACGCACAGAAATATCATTGGGTGCTAGTATCGTTTGCAGGTTCGCCTACAGATACTCCAGAACCAAAAGAGAGTGAGTACGGAAATATTAGAGCAATGATGTACTATCTCTTAAATAAAGACCTTATGATGGGTGGGATTTTAGATGCAAGGAAACCTGAATGGATCGAAGATATTAAAAAACAACTTTGCTGGACAAAAGGGACTCGACATAAAGTCACTCATAAAAAGATGGCAGAATCTAAACTTGATATTAAAGATCGTGTAGGTAAGTCCCCCGATATTGCTGACGGTGCTGTACTTCTTTTCGCTTATGACGTTCAAGATAAATTACCTGAGAACGAGATAGGTGAAGACGGTAGATTCATGGGCGCAGGGTCACAAGTAATTAAGTTACAAGAACATGAGGTCGACTATGATAACTTTTAGTCATGAAAAAATAGTTGATCATGTAGATGAAGTAGAACAATTGGCCAGACTTCATTACAAAGAGTCGTGTCCTTATGATGATATTCCTATAAATATCAATTGGATAAAAATAGAGGTATTAGAGAAAAATGGTCTTTTAAAGTTTTACACTATGAAAGAAGATGATCGGTTAATTGGATATGCAGCTTTCAACTTATTTAATCCTTTAGAATATTTTAAATCACCTCAAGCTTCTTTGAGTAATATTTTCATTCATCCTGACAAAAGAGGTCGGGGAGCTAGTTTTATATCATGGTGCGATGAACAATTGAAAAAGCTTGGTGTTCAGGTAGTATATCATCATGTCAAGTCTAAAAATGATTATGGACTATTGCTTAAAAGATTAGGCTATGACATCATGAACATAGAATACAGTAAAAGACTCGATAAATAGAGGTACATATATGTGTGGAAGTTCAGAAAATAGTGTTTTTGAAAATGTCATAGATACAGTTCTTCAAGTAGGTACTCTAGGTACTTTAGGTTTTAATGGAGAGGACGATTCGATCACAGGTGGAGTAATCGAGAAAGGTGTCGAGAAAGGTAGAGAAGGCTTGAAGATAGTTACAGGTGCTGCTGCTGCAGAACAAGCTAACGAGCTGGCAAGGTCGCAATTTGAAGAAGAAAAAGCAAATAGATTAAGAGAAAGGGAAGCAGCTAGAGAACAAAACACTCTTGAGCAATTAGAGTTGTCGCGGAGATCTGGAGCTGCGAGAAGACCCACAGGATCAAAAAGCAGTATCCCTTCTAATAGATTTTCTAATTTAGGAGATACTGAGGGAGACTTCTTAGGGTTATGAAAACATATTCAAAACAAACTTGTGAATTTATTCGCC